TTACCCCCAGTTTAAGTTTTTGTATTATCCATAACCAATTTAGTTTAGGATCATTTGTCTCCATATTAACACAAAAGTATTTATATGTAAAGGGTATTTTTTTAAGTATTTGGTAAAGTTACGTATCCTCTGTTGGTTTAACTTTCTTTCCTATATTATATTTCTGTTCTAAAATCCAATCACCCTTATCTTTATATGCCAAAACTTTAATTTGATTTAAAGGAGCAATATCAGTCACAGATTCTGGTTTTACAACTGATATCAATCCCCAATCAGATAAAAGTCTCGCTATGCGATTACGTCTCTGAATGTCATTAGATGAAAGATTAGCAGACTTACCATCTAACGCAAATAATTCTTTAAAGTGAACGATATAATATCTTCCTTGTTTATGCAGTATATGACAGGATTGATAAAGTTTCTTTTCCTTTCTTGATGCAACCCCGATTCGTGTTAAAGTCTCACGAACTTTTAGAAAGTCATCAGGTTCATTAAGAAGAACCTCCACCATTTGATCCTGAGACCACTTTACTTCAGGTTCTACCGTAGTAGTCATTTCGATCCTCCAGTTTCAAGTCGTTGTTTAATAAATTCGATTTGCTCTTTAGTTAAAATTTTCAGAGCTTGTAATGCTTTTTCGTTACTATAACCATAGTATTGTTTAATGATTTCTAAATCCGTGACTTTATCCTTTCGGAGCCAGGGAGAGAATCTTTTTCTTTTCCTGAGACTATTTAGATAAAATGAATATTGCATGTCTTTATCTAAATTAGGATATTTATTCATCTCATTGGCAAACATGATAGCATCAACATGATTTGACAAACAACGATTAACAATAAACGGAGGATACTCTTTAATGACAGAAGGATCTTCCTCAAGAAGATTTTTCTTATTAAAATTAATAGAGTTCAACCAATCTTTTAATTCTGTCATCTTCCCTCTTTTGATTTATTACGAATGGTGATATGATTACCTTCAATTGCAAACTCCAAATAATCTCCATGATCCCACTCAAGTTCCTCATAAAGATCATCTAATTTTTTCATATCATCCCACAGATCAGTGGGAGTAGGTTCACCCCAAAAAGGATTTTCGTCTGGATTCATCGTATTATTTGAATATTATTATCTTCCGTCCAGAGTTCGACCTCAGTTCTGAATCTTCCTTCTTTTTTAAGTTTCTCATAGCGTTTCCCTGCTTTACGTTTCCACCAAGATATAATGTTATCTAGGTAGAATTTATCCCAATTAGGACCACGTATTAAATTTTCTTGCTCACCAAGCAAAACTTCTCTAACATTTCCATATCCATAGTCAGATGTATACGCTCTTTTTCTTTGAGTTAAATTAAATGCATTACCAATTACGCTATTAAATTGTTCTAGTTTTTTAATTTGACCATGTTCCTTTAAAGAATTCTTAGTCCATGAAATCATCCTAGTTTGTCTCTTCATCTTTTTAGATGAAACATAACTAGGAGTTACAGGATTATTATTATTAATAACAGTAAATCGATCATGAAGTTTATGAAATGCTTTGTCATGAAGCAAAGGAAGAAACTTACTATCTGTCAATCCCCTAAATCTTATAAAAGGTTTGAGACCATCATATTGAGATGCAGATGTTGTAGATCCATACAATGAAGTAGTTTCAAACCATCCAATATCTTTATCAAAAACTTTATTTAAATGTTCTCTCGCAAAATGAGAAACACACATAAGGGCAAGAAGTTTTCCACCAAGACAGTTATATCCAAAAGGCTGAGAGGGAACGATTGCAAATCCCATCGCAGCATGACGATTAAATATTGAAAGGTTTGCTGGTTGACCAAGATATTCATTTCTTGGTTTAGAATTGATAGTTGGAGATCCAAATCTAATAAATCCAATTATTTTCTTACTATTTTTTTCATATACTATCCAACGCAATTCTCTACCAGGAATATTTTTTTCAATAATTGCAGAGGAAGTAGCAGTTAAAAGTTCATGATAATACGCTTGAGGCACAGACTGTTGAAATCTTTCTCCAACAAATCTTACCTCAAAATCCATATCTTCAGGATGAACGTCCTCATTAAAAAATTCATCTTTCAAAGAGACTATGGACTTACCTCTTTCATTTACTGCTGCTTCTTTAGTAACACGAATATAATCTTCAATAGTTTTAAATCTTTCAAAGTAATTAATAAATTGATCAGCAGCCCATATAGCATCTGTTTCACTAATAATCATAATAAAAAAATATTTTAATCGTGTTCGTGGTTTAATTTACCAGACATCTCATAAGCTTCTTTATTTCCTCCATGTCCATGTGCGATGCCTAGTTCATGCATTTTAGCATGTTCGTCAATCTGATCTCTCAAATTCTTCTTACCTGCTCCAAATGTAAGATAGATTCCATAAGCAACTAGACCACCCAAAACTAAACCAAAGAATAAAATTAATCCTTGATCAGGTGTAAGGTTTAAATGTTGAATAAGAACATCATCTTGTTTTTCCCATGTACCAGGTAAATGGTAAATAGATGGTTTTGATAAAAAAATCATTTTAAAATCTCCATGATTGAAACAACTGTGATAACGATTGAGCTAAGTCCTAAAAATAAAACTGTTAATCCAAACCATCCGAAACATGTCATTTGAATTTACACTCAGCCATAATTTCAGTAAGACATGCAATCATATTTATTTCTTGATCTGGCACAACATTTAACCAGGCTTGATATTTTGCAATAGTAAGAACGGCAGCAGGAATAGTGCTAGGGACAAGGGATTTGTTAAGACTATCGTAAATGCGACGCAGTAATACGTCAGAATCATTATCCAAATTAGTGTTGACCCATTTACATACTTCAGTAAAGTTTTTTTCTTTGAGTTTTTTAATGAGATCATCTACCTTTGCGTCACTAAAATGTGCAAGCACACCACTATCTATCTTTCCTCCTACAGAGTATCTTTGACACTCATTAAGAACTCTTCTCCAATCAGGAAAATGTTTATTAATAAGTTCAGCAAGGACTTTCTTATCTGCTTCTATTCCTTCTCTTTGCAATATTGTGTTAAGACGCTTGAAAAAGCGTGTTGCGATGTCTGCTTTTTGCTTTCCTTTAATTGCAAAGTTGATGGTTGTGCATCTACTGTGGAGGGGTTCAATGATTTTGTTCTTGTAATTGCAGGTAAAGATAAATCTGCAGTTTCTGGAGAACTCCTCAGTAGTCGCTCTAAGAAGGAGTTGTACATCGGGAGTGGTATTGTCTGCTTCATCGATGATGATGACTTTGTGTTTCGCCAAACTCGTGAGAGATACCGTAGACGCAAAGTTCTTGGCATTATTCCTAACAGTTTCAAGAAACCTTCCTTCATCAGATCCGTTAATGACATAGTAATCTACTCCTAATTGTTTACATAAAGCTTTTGCTACTGTAGTTTTACCACACCCTGCGGGACCAGCAAGAAGCATATTTGGTATCTCACCTTTATTTACAAATTCTAGAAAAGTTTTCTTAGTTTGTTCTGGTAAAATACAATCTTCAATTGTTTGGGGTCGGTACTTTTCAACCCAGAGAAATTCATCTCTCATAATTTAAATCCAATCTGGTTTTCTGGATGGGTCACGTAGATAATTAGATGCCGCCCAAGGTTTGCTGGCAATGTACCTCTTGTAAGCAGTAAAAATATCAATACTGGTATCATACTTGAATTCGTCAGGCCCTGCAAATGCGAATGATTTAGGTGTGGTTGGTTTACGAAGAGGAATGATACTTGATGCTTCTTCTATTGTCTTTTGACAACTATGAACTTTACCATATCGATGAGTATATTCTTGACACAATCCCATACCATGAGCAATTAACCACCATGTATTAACAAGTGATTCATTTGCCCATATGGTACAGGGATGACCACGAAATGCACCTTTCTCTGTAAAATATGCAGTGCCATCTTTCTTGTGTAATTCACCATAATCATGACCCCATTTCTTAGAGCAAACAATAGAAAGCATTTGACATGTTTCTAGTGGCATTTTAACTACATGTTTGTCAGGTAAAACCTGAGCAGACACATAGGGTGATGGATCAGTTACAAAGATATTCATTCAGAGGATCTCCATTCTTTTCTCATATTAACATAAGTATCACTTTTTGTGACCATGTTTCTCATTTTCTTAAAGATTCCTGCAGATTGTGCATACTTACTAGTAGCATGATCTGGTTCTTGTGGCCTTATATTACCTTCATCATCATACTTTTTACCTGAGTTGTGATTGGCATACCTTCTGGCACGAGTAAACCCCATCTCAAGGAACTTACGACACATATCCATACCTATAAAATCTTGTTTAGATCTATAGTTTTCATACATGGAATAAATTTTATTAGCAGATATTACTGCCTCGTCAGGAGTTTTGAATCTCCAATAAGCACATATAGCGTTAGTATAAGGGCGTACCAATAAAACTCCTTGTTCTCCCCTTCCAATACGATAAAGTTTACGAGTTTCCTTGTCTGTAAAGTCAAGTGTCTTGTAATTGAGGTCATAATCAAACTCCTTCATAATGATCGAATGATTTCCTGAAAGTCAATTTCAGTGGATTTGAACCACTTCTGTAAGTATTCTACACCTTTTTCTGGTTTTGTGTGTGAACCACATGTAAAAATGTCACATACTGCCACACCTTTTTCAGGCCATGTATGAATAGAAATATGAGAATCCGCAAGAAGAACAACAGATGTTACTCCTTGCGGTTGAAAGCAATGTGTTGACCAATCAAGAACTTTAGATTCTGTTTCTCTGGCAGCAACAACTAGTCCAGATCTTATATGATGATTATCATTTAAAAGATCTGGATCACATCCTCTTAATGTAAAAAGTATGTGTTTCATATTATTGTAAATACTCCACTATTTTTAAAATGCCATAAGCAGTAAATACTTGAGGAATAATAAATGCAACCATTGCTATGATCCAAAAAACATAGTAATAATTTTCTTTATTTTGAGTCCTCATTATTCAAAAGTAGAGTCTGGTTCTAATGCTATGTAGTAAATTAAATCATGATTTGTGCTAGTAAATCTAGATAAAAGTTTTGATGAAACAACAACTTCATAAGTACCAGGTAGAATTTTAATATTCTCTACTTTGAAGTTAAATGAAAACTCTTTATCAGTCTCACCAACGGTCACAGAATAATCATTTGACGTATCATTCTTTTTATCACGAACAACTAGTTGAACAACTCCATTTGCACCAATCACAGATAAATCAGGTAATTGACTAATAGCAGCAGCCTTCAATAACTTATCAAGTTGATCTGTGCTTAACTTGAAACTAACATCTTCTGTAGGAAGAGTTATCGGTTTTTCAGGAGGAGTTATAATCACATTAGGATCTGCAAAGAAATATCTTTGCTTAGTTCTACCCTCTCTTATAACAACATATCCATCAGTAGAAAAATCTAACTCTGGAGAATTAAAGAGAGTTGTATTTACATTAAGGAATTGACTTAAATCATAAATACCAAAATCCTGTGGCAACTCCTCATCAATAGTTGCTTCTGCAAGAATATTCTTCATCACACTTATTGTACGAAGTCTACTACCTTGTTTAAAAAGCAGTGACTGATTAATAGTTGAGAAGTTTTTTAGAAAAGATAAAGTTTTATCAGAAAGTTTCATAACCACGGGTCGGAGTTTCATTGAGTTGTCCACTGAAGTGATACAGTAGAAGTGAATAGTGTAGTGCTTTTAGTATATCACGTTTTGCTTGTCCCTTCTTATCATAGCGACTTAGATACTTAATTGCATTAGAACGACAGAATGATTCTGCATCTCCTACGGATTCAATAAGATCAAGTGTCTGGACGTTATTTTGTTTTGAAGTATAGTGTCCACCATAAGTGGTAGAAATATAATCCTGAAGGGCTTTGATAGACTCATCTTCTTTATACTTTCTAGGATTATCTAATTTTATTCCAGGTGTTGTTACTGATTGTGCGTGTGGCCAAGTATCATCGTAAACCACAACATCATCCAAATTAGTGGTTGTACATATTGGTTCCTCATATGGAGCAACTGTAAAGTCAACACCATTGAAATCAACTACATTATCAAAAGCAGATGTATCAATACTGATATTTGTTATATCATCAAGATTGATATTACCAGCAGATGCAGTATTACCTGATCCTACTGTAAAAACAGTATTGTCATCATGTTTGTGGCCAGTCTTACAAGGGCTCATTTCATCATCTCCATAAATTTCATCGTAAAGTAAACTCCATGCATTAATCATAGCAGAACAAGAAGTCATTTACAAGACGGTCTGCTTTATCTGCTCCAAACTTACCAGCAAGAAATCCTCCCACTGGATCAAGTTTAGTCATATAAGCATCAAAGTCTTTGTAAACACTAATGTCATTTCCAGACGGTTTTTCTAATTCTAACATATTTTTGTACTTAGTCAAGTATTTAATAAACATATCTAAATGATCATTAACTTCTGACGGAGTACAATATCTAATGTAGATATTTTCTGAGAAGTGATTTCCTGGCTCAAAGAACCGATAATCACCTTCATGTTTAGGTAAGTCATCCACAGAAAACAAATAGTTTTCAGTTGGATGTTGGAAGTCGAATACTATAATGATTTTCTTTTCAGAAAACTTCATCAAGTCCATTCCAAAACAAGGAAGATTACTTCCTGTCTTGGGATAGGCTATGCAATTAAAAATGTCAACATTCTTACCATCAGAGATATCCACCTGCCTAGACTTAAGTAAGTAAGGATGTGAATGATCTATCGCATTTAAGGAAGTTCCCTTCGCTTGCCATGATGCCCATAAGTTTTCAATCTTACAGGGCAACATGGAACGATAGGTGCTGATATAATCTTGCCAGATGGTCACTAAACTTCCTCTTGAGGTAATTCTACATCAGCATCTACCTTGTCGTAAAGTTCGATAAATGATTGCTTAGTCTCATCATCAAAACGATTCACACAGACTTGAATAGACTTCATCTTATCATTAAAGATACTGTATGCACGAACGATGTGAACCAAACGACGAGTGCTAATGATCTCTTCGATACCACCATCATAGAATGTTTTACGGATGATGTCACCCCAATCTACGAGACGTGCAATGAAGTCAGTGTCAGTGATGCCAAGATTAGCAGCCACTCCACCAAGAATCTTCTTCTCTATAGATGGTGCAGGATAGTCTTGCTCAAAG